GGATCAATTGCTTGTTTTGCCATTGTAGATTCCTTTCTCCAAAGCCAGGGGGCGAAGTCTTCCAATTTTACGCGGCAGGCGCCGTATTGGCAGGAACCGCAGCGGCCACAGCCGGCGTAGCGGCGGTCAGCGTGGCGTTGTTGGCCTCAAGCGCAGCGGCCGCATCCACGATAGCCGGGTCGACATTGCCGGCGCCCGCAATGGCGTCCTGTAGCTTCTGCGTCAGGTCGGCAACGGTCGCCTGAAACCCGGTGAGCGCCTGGGCAGCGGCGGCCGTGGCGTTGGTGTTGGCGGTAACATCGGCGATCAGCCGATCGAGTACTTCCTTGGTGGCCATCAGGCTATCCTCCATGTTGAACAACTGGCGCAGGACCTGCACCAGGGACTTCACCACCGTATCGTCATCAAAGTGGTGGTGATGGTGAACGTTGAAGAGCATTACTTACGCAGCAGCCGGGGGTTCTGGCAACGGTGCGGGCGCAGCGCTGGGCGACGAAGCAACCTGAAGCGCTGCGTTGGTTTCGCGAAGCGTACCCGTGGCCGCTACGATAGCGGCAAGGTGTTCGGCATCCTGCGCCCTTGTGGCGGCAAGCTCATCCGACTCAGCCTTGAGCGCAGCAGCAGTTGACGCAGCGGCCGAGGTATTTTTGGCAACCTCGTCGACAAGAGCTTGAAAGTCTGATTGTAGGGCCATTAGATTGTTCTCCATGATGTGAATTTTGTGAAATATCTCAACAAATATTTTATGAGATACTTTGGCAAGATCATTTGCGTTTACATCGGTCAAAACTCAATACGCTCTTTCACGGTAGTGTCACCAACAGAATATTGTTTTTCTACTGCGGTGACTCCATTGATTTGTTTTACGGACAACGCAAGTTCTTCGATTGATCTTGGTGTATCTCCGGTTGTAACTTTAGTACCAACCTCAACAATCAGCTTGTCAATCATTTTTGCCATTTTATAGCTTCCTCAAAACCCGACCCAGCGCGCGACCGCACTCTGCTTCTGTACGGCTGTCAGGGGTTACGGAGTCGTCGGAGGCGCTGGGTGGTAGATTAATAAATTGTTGCGAAGCCAACTCGCTTGCAAAGACTGACGAACAACACAAAGGCCAATAATAACCAATTGCGTCATTCCACGACATACCGTGATGTGGATCGCCGGTGGTCATTCTTGAGTGGGCTCTTCGCCCTGCTTCCCCTTACCGAACGGCATGGTGCCTTTGAGATTGAGAGCCGCCATCGGATCAGGTTCCTCGGGCTCCTCCGGCACGTCCTCAACATCAATTGAACCGTATGGCGATTCCGGGTCAGCAGCCACGCGCTTGCGAACCTCTTCAGGGTGCAGCGCATTGACGCCGTTCACTAGAATATCGTCGGTCTCGGCCTCGGTCTTGCGCAGCGTTGCTGCTTGCAACTCGTCCAAAGCCCACAAGTCTTCAAACTTGATTGTGATGCCCAAATCAACTTCGCCCCAGATGTTGAGCATGGCGAAGTGCATGATGCGAGTAAGGTTGGGCCGGAAGAAGCTTTCTTGATTTGCTTTTATAGTATCATAAAACGCTTTCAGTTCGCCTTCCGAACTAGCGTTCAAGCCAGCCGGGCTGATGCCCAACAACTTGACCAGAGGGATGCGCGACACAGCCGCCATGTGCTCTTGGCTCTGCGCCTGCAATTTATCCAAATCGCCTAGCGGCACGCTGACGTTAGAAAAATCCTCATGCTCATTGTCCAACACAAACAGACCGCGATTATCGCGAAACGCATTGAACAGATCGACACGTTTGAATAACCCACTGCCTTCGCCATCAGCATCGCTAGCATTTAACACCGAACTCAGATCGGTCTTGAGCACCATCACGCTAAAGGCGCGGATGATGTCGTTGACCGACTGCCTAGTCTGAAGCCAGTTGTCGACGTATGGCTTCATGCTTTGACTTCGCGACAGCCCACCGAAAGCGTAAGCTGGCTTGAGCAGATCAGGCACCGGTTGCCCAACAAACAATAACAAGCGTGAAGCGTGAATGCGCCTACCCATCACGAACCACTTCGATGGGTTGTACCAATCAGGATTTAAGGGATCATTGCTGTTATAGTCAGATGGATAGCACCACAACGGTTCAACAATCACCAGACGCTTGAGCGAGCCCTTGGTCACTTTGCCCTTGCTCATCTCGTCACGGCCGTCGCCTATTGGCAACATCAACTCATTTGAGTTTTTCCAAGCATCATCAATATCAGGGTAGAGATGGGCGCGACCCATGTAGCCGTCAATTTCGGCAACCTTGTAAAATATATCGCGCACGTTGAGCCGATCGAACTCATCGGTCAGCTGCTTGATCTTGTCGGTCTTATCTTCAGCATCGTCCTCGCCGGTAGCAGCCTGAAAGGTGATCCACTTGCGCGTCATCTCGGTGGCGATCACCTGAGTAGGAACGCGATACTCGGGACGCTGACTCAACTCACTCAAATATGGGTAGCCAAGAAACTGAAGCCCTTCACTCCAATAAGCACTGACGCCGCTGTTGGCCCACTGGATAACCTGCGTTGTGGTGTCATCCATCGCCATAAGCGGCGTGCCCTTGGGCAGCACACCGGGCGCCGGCTGATACGGCGCAAAGATATTGATCTGCGGCTTGCCGTCGAGCTTCTTGGTAGTCTTGAGCCGGGCTTTTGCCAGCACGTTGTCGGTGATACGCGAGAACACCAAGCGAGGCTTGGGTGGGGCAATGATAGTCTTAGCGACGGGTTTGGCGGGTTTCTTCACCCGCCGCACAGCGCTTGCCACCAGCTTCTGGACGGCTTTGCGTTTCACGCGGTCTTATTCCCAGATAGAATTTTGTTTCTTTCCTTAATCATATCGCGATATGCGTCATCATCGCGCTCAATAACGACGCCAAATATACCGCGCGACATCGCCATTTGTTTTTTGTCATCGCTCGGTATTACAGTTAAATCAATAACCTTATATTCCCCAAAAGACTCAGCAATCTCCAGCGGGGAGTAAAGCATCGGGCCAATCACGGTAATCTGTTTTAAATCACCGTCGCATTTATCATCAACATACATGCCGTCGGCATGGCATAATGTAACGCCGCCTTTGGGGTGCTTTTTGAAATTCACGTTAATTTAACCCACTTGGCGCCGCGACGCAGGCTGCGGCCTTGCTGAATCTCATACGCCAAAGACTTCGGCACCTGAACGTAATCTCCGATCACTTCTTCGCTGTCCGCAATTTTGTTGACGCGCTGGATCACCACGCGCGGGTGCTTAGTTAGACGCGCAGCAATCCAAGCCAGCGCGATGGAGATCAACAAGACGATTGTGCCCTTCATCGATGGCCTCGGTTGTTGCCAGGCGTTGTGGTGATGACCAAGCCGAGCAGCAAGAACAAGATGAGCAGGCTGAGACCGATCGTTGTCCAGGTCATAGGCGCCGCGTCCCCATCAAGCCGTGCGGGCGCGACAGGCTTTGCGCGCGTTGGAGCAACGCAGCATTGACCACCATCGGTCGCACGCTCTTGAGCGGCCAGTAGCACATCATGATGGCGTCAGCCAAGTTCGGCGAGCGCGTGCCTTCCGGCGACTTATCCACGATCAACTTCATTCGCGTATTGGTCGAGGCCGTGGCCTGCGACAGTTCCTTCTGAATCTTGCGCAGTAGCGGAAGTGACGACGGCAGCGAAATCAACTGCTCGGGCTCCCACGTAAACGTATTGTCATTGACTGCACGCCACGTGCGCTCGAACCGTTGGCGCAACTGCCACCAACCTTGCGCTTTCAGGTTGCCGTAGAAGTCGCCATTGAGCGGCGAGTTCTTGTCGCCTGGGATTACAAACTTGTCTTTGTGAAGAACTTCCGCGCCAGCGTTCCACGGTGTTAGCCATACGTTCTTCGGCATCAGGTCTTCGTCGACTAGACGATTTGATTCCGCCTTCACACCAGCGCCGACCCCGATGGAGTCGTATTGCAAATCAACCAGCCCGCATTCGCTGACTGCATTGACGGCGCGGCGCGTTGTTTTGCCGGTGTCACGCTCGCCCCATTCCTCAACTGACTTGAGCACCACACCCTTGCGCTTGGCCAGCGCGTTGGTGTCGAGCCCTTCGTCGGCCACGTCAAGCGCTGCCGCCCACATGCCGCTATCGTCAAACCCAAGCTTGATGTGTGCGTCAATGGAAGCCGCAACCCACTCAGCCGGAATAATAACACCTTCAACCGAAGCGGAGTAGTTGCGCTCGACTTCCTGAGCAAAGATATGAAGCAGGCCATCGTCACGCGCCTTGGCCTCGCGCTCGTCGTGCCAAGCTTGCGTCTTCATAGGATGGTCGCGCCAGTCCATCACGAACACGTTGGTGCGGCCCTTTGCTATTGGCTGCCCAGGCTCCCAGTCAGCCCCCGCCTCACGCTTGCGATGAAACACCGTGCCAAGACCATGCACCGACGACAAATCAATCTGCACGCGCGTGTTGTCGGTTAGCGAGGCTTCGATCATCTCGGGATGTTCATAGTGTGCTGACTCATCCTTGAAATAAATCAACTTACGACCGCCACGTCCAATATTGTCGCCTGACTCGCCGGTGATCGTTGCGCCGTTGGCCGGATTAACGAAGCGCATATACGTCGTGTTGTCAGGACCCAAACCAGCGGGAAGAAACTCTGGAGGCAAACCGCGCAGAATCATTCGCATCTTTTCGAATATTGAATCGGCATCACCAAGGCGGTCGATGAGTTGCTCTTTGCGCGAACCCCACCCGATGGCAGAGCCTTCCTTGAATAGCCAGAGCCAGACGCTGAATGCTGCACAGACCCAAGTAGCCCCAAGATCGCGGCTCTTCTCAATGAGACCGTTTTGTTCAGCAGATAAGCAAGCCCAGAGAAAATCAACAAGCTGTTCTTGACGCGGAAATAAAACAAACGGGATGCGAGCCATCGAACCGGAAGCAACGTTGCGCGGGTCGTAAGTATCAACCCAATGCGTTATCCATTCAGTGGGCCGTGTTTTGTAATATTCTAACGCGCCATATTGAAGTTTTGGTTCGGCGCGCATCTGCAAAACGCGACGCTGGCGCCACGCATAGACCTGAACATAGTTAGGCGGCCACTCGGCGGAAGGGGGTGACGTTATCTGTTCGGATAGTGCTGGCATAATCTTCTTGTGCCTGTTGCGGCTTCGCCTTCTCGGCGTCAA